GACGCTTGCGTGACAAGATCTCTGTCGTTCCTGGACTGCCGTAAAGAAAGTACCTGTATGTTTCGTTGTGGCTGACGTTGCCCATAACACGTCGGAGTCTTCTAGTCCGTAAGGCTTTGAATCCTCTATATGCTCCATACCCGGCCAATGCTGCGACTCCGGCTGCCCCAGCATACATACCAGCTCGACGTAGAGCACCCATGCGCACGGCACGTGCCGTTGGCAATGCGCGTCGTGCCGGCGCTCTAAATAATCGGCGGCGCACGCGCCTGCGGTGTCCGATATAATAAGGCCGCTTCGGCATTGTCCGGTCTACGTATTCCTTGAATGGAAAAAGTGTACCGTATCTTTTTAAGATTAAAAAGCTCTTTTGGGAAAAAAATGAAGGCCAGGATCAGTATTACCCTGGCCTCACAAAATCCCATCCCAACTCTCTGTCAACATGCCTGGCCGTCGCTTGCAATCACAACGCTGGTGCTTCACCCTTAACAACTATGTTGTCGAAGACGTCGATCGTCTTGTGGCTCTCGCTCCTAGCGTGCGCTATCTGGTGTTTGGGCGTGAAGTCGGCGCATCTGGCACTCCTCATCTCCAGGGATTCATCTACTTTGAATCAAACCAGACCCTGCGTGCCCTCAGAACCAAGGTCTCACCGCGTGGTCACTACGAACCGGCTCGAGGGTCAAACTCAGCAGCTGCCGACTACTGTAAGAAAGATGGAGACTACAACGAGTATGGCGAGTTGCCGAACGGAGCGCCAAAGCGTGACGACAGGACTACCCTCTTCCGTGATTGGGCTCTCGAACTTGGACACCGTCCCACTCTACGCGAGGTCATCGACTCCGAGTTCTCTTCATTTGCCATGCGAAACAATCTCAACTCCTTCCTTGACGCTCTCTATCCTCCCACCCTCCCCGATCTGGGACCCTACCGTCAACACCAGCAGAACCTTGCAGACCGCCTGGATCAAGAACCGAACGATCGCGAAGTCATCTTCGTAGTCGACGAAGTCGGAGGTACGGGAAAGTCTTGGTTCATCAAAAAGTTCTTGTCTACCCATGCCGATGCTCAGTTGTTGTCTGTTGGAAAAAGAGATGATCTTGCATATGCCATCGACCCAAGCAAGCGATACTTCCTCTTTGACCTACCCCGATCTTCTAGCGAGTTTCTCTAGTACACAGTCCTTGAACAGTTGAAGGACCGCTTTGTGTTTTCTCCCAAGTACGATAGTAAGACCAAATGGCTCTCTAACCAGCCGCATGTTGTTGTGTTCATGAACGAACACCCCGATATGACTAAGCTGTCTCATGACCGCTACAGGATTATCAATTGGCGTACCTTGTAAGCCTATATATGTAATTAACTAACTAAGAAACTGGTTTCAACCCCAAAGGGGATAGAGGGATAGGGAGTACCGTAAGGATGAGGAACGGACCGGAAGGGAGAAAGGGGGTCCGACCATCACTAGCGAAGCCCCTCTTAGCACCCCGTCAACCGGCCCTCTAATTGGCATTCTTCCAGTATGCCACAGTGTTCATGGAAATAGCAAGCTCGTTTCCAGTAGTCGACGGAGTCGGAAGGACATGCTCAAACCATATAACGACTCGAATGGGTCGCTCAACATTGAGATCAGTGGTGGAACTTCTCTCGAACCTTTTATTGATCTTGTAGTACTTTTCGAAACTGACCCAGGAAGTGCCTTTTTCTCGGGGGAAGCTTGTTCCCGATGAGTTAAGGACAAACTTCTCATGTGTCATGATACTGAACTTCTGTGGGTTGATCTGGGCACAGTCTTGCTGCTTGTCCCAAGAACGGTCAACCTCTTCGAAGTTAACGTATTTTTCGTTAGCATCTGTATGATCAACAAAAAAATTCTCAGCCAACTCGGTCGTTCCTGCAGGGGCGGCCTTCTCTTGGAGAATTGCCATATGTACATGTATAGGTGCATCGAATGTATTTCTCAATGTAGCAGCCATGCGTACACCCTTAACAAAGACTGAGTTACCTTCCATACGATGGAATTGGTTGTCTGACGTGGCAGAAGCCGTACGGGCGAACTCGATTCTGCGATTGTAAAGACGCTTGCGTGACAAGATCTCTGTCGTTCCTGGACTGCCGTAAAGAAAGT